TGGTGTTATCGGCTAAAGTGCCGGAACGGGATTGAATGGTGGTTGCGACAATGTCGCTTAAACCTGCAAAAGTGGCCATGATCGGCTATCCTTTCAGTTAGAATCAAATTGCGCTGCAATAATGTCACGCAGCGAACCTTTAGTACCGGGCTGAACCCCACCAGAAACAGGACTAGAGCCTTTCACACTTACCGCAGCGGTTCTCGCTTTTTGCGTTTGTGCTTGCTCTAATGCTTTCTTTTGGGCTTCTGCGCGTTCTTGATCTAACAGGGATTGCCTGATATCTTTACGCCTCCATACAGCCTCATCGTACGCATCTTCTAGTGTTTTGACTTTGCCGGTTTCCAGCAAATCGGCCATATCACCGCGAACAGCGTCGAAGTACACTTTGTCAGCAGTCGCAAACTTGGTTAATTCAGAATTAGCCCTAGCCTGCTCTTGCTGTTGTATCTGATTTTGCCACAGTTGTTGCTGATTACGCAACTGTTGCAGCTCGCTCATTAAATAATTTGTTTGTGGGTCGAGTTGTGGCGGTTCCTGCACGTTGTTCAGGTCAATGCCATATTCTCTCGCCAACTGGGAAAAATACTGCGCTTTTGTCGCCGGGTCTGATGTTCTAAGAATGGTATCGGCACGCATCAGGGCAGAAATGGCGGTCGGTGCATCTACGCCCAAGCGTTGCAAGTGAGTTTGGTACGGAGCAATGGCAGCATCATAGGCTTTTGCGCGTTCGCTGTGCGACTTGAATTCGGACACGCCTTTATGGAAGTCAGATTCGCGCCGCTCTGCTTCTGCTGTTAGCAGCTTGATTTCCTCCGGCGTCAGGGCTTCGCCACGATCAGCCTTCAGGAAAGCTTCTTGCGCCGCTGGTTTCCAACTGGACGGGGCTTTGCGTGGGGCAGGTTCAGTTTGCTCAGTTGGCTCGATCTCTTTTGCAAATTTTCCCGCTTCGTCACGGGGCTGTTCGGTCTGTTCCGGCTCTGGTGTTGGCTCTGGCGTTGGCTCCGGCTTAACTTCCGTGCTTTCCTCGGCTTTTTCTGCGAATGCTTCTTCTAATGCGGTGCGTAAATCACTCATGGTAGGGTTTTCCTATCTGTGCCGCCCTGAATATCCACCTTCAGTTCGGCGTGGCGCATCTCTGCGGACACAATAAGCCAGTGGGGGCTAATAACCTCTCGATGCCATCACTTCGGCAATAGTACGTTTTCTCGATTCCCGGTCATCACGGGGCTGTTGTTTCGTCATTGCTGTTTTGATCTCGTTGCCGATTTCAATTAAGCCGTGTTGTTTCAGGTGCGCCCGGTGGTGGCTTCTCGATGTAATCATCTCGCCGGTCTGCATGGATTGGTAAGGTTGAATGTCTGGCATGACATAGTGCGAAGCATTCGACGGTGCGTAATATTGATCTTTCGGCACTAATTCGCCGGTTTCAGGGTCTTGGATGAAACTTCCCCGAATAGGCTTTCCAGTGAAAATTTTGTCAAAATTCCCTGAAAAGGCATCGTGGTTAGTCGGTCTTTGTTTGCTGCCCTTGCTCATAACAATAAAACCTCCAGGTCATCCTCTTCTATTGCGTTTTCTATTTGCTTTTGTATCAGATTTGCAACTATTCTTTGTAATTTTATATTGTTTTGCAAAAATTGATAGTCAAACTCTGGGTATTTTTCAATTATCTCGGCTTTTACTTCCGGTATTTCTTCGATGATTTGCGGGTTTTCTTTTATTTCCTCGATGATCTCTTTGATCTGAGGTTTTTCCCACATCTTCTTGTACTTATCCAGCCACCATGCGCCATAATGACCGCCCGGTATAACTGCGTCCTTGTTCAAAAGTGAAAATGACGCTATATCCGGACTTTCTGTTGCACCAAGAGATACAGTCGGTGCTGCGCTTACAACACCAACAGCAAAAGAGGCAACGTCAGGCGCTTCAGTCGCGCCTAGCGTGACCCGCGCACGATTTCTAACCGTGAATGAGGCGGTATCCGCGCCTTCAGTAGCCGTCAGAACTACATCAGGATTTGCTCCTGCAACATCAACGGTAAATGACGCAACGTCAGACCCTTCAGTCGCGCCGAGATTTAATGTTGGATTACTACTTACCGGCTGGTTAAACAGCAGCAGTAGCATATTTTAATCTAGCAAATGGATCCACATGGATCAGCCAAAAGTCAGCGTACTAATGTTGTTTTCTGCGTCATCTACACGGGAAACGCTGGCAGGTGCTGGCAAATTTGTGGGAAGCGGAATCAAAGTGCGCAAAATGTCAGCGGGCGGAACCGTCAGGATGTTGGGCGCGTAGCCATTGCCAATAACTACAGTCACGCCATCGTCTTCGGTTGTGCCATTGGCGTTGTCGCAGCTAATAACTTCGCTAGTTTCTGGATCACGAATCAAAACTTGAATGGCAACAGTCTTTGTGGTCATGGTAAATCCTTTAGTAATTGAAAATCAAGCGGAAGCAATAAAGCCAGTCACGTCACCCGCCGCAAGTCCGGTGGCCGTGTTATCGGTCAATCCTCTAGCGGATGTGACTGCGATCTGAATGCCAGTTGAAAAACCTAGCCCGCCAGGGAAATTGACATTCCGTGCTTGGCTAGGTTCTAAACAAACCTCAAACAGCGCACTTGTGGTGCCCATAGTGACACTTGTGGCATTAAAAAACTTGACATAGCGGCGGGTAATTGCAGCATTGTGCAAATCGTATCCAGCCAGTCTACCGGCCGCACCTTTGATAGATTGCCCGGCGGGGGCTGCCGGAGAGGTTACAGGAGCAGCCGATGCCGCGCCTGTTGCGTTAGCTCGGTACTGCACACCAACGTCACCTATGGCGGCGGTGCCAGCCACCAGCGCGGGTTGCGTGAATGAAACCGTGGCCGTGCCGACTACACCGACCGGCAGCGCCGACTGCTGACCGAGCGGCCTAACACCCGCTATGAAAGTTGGTACATTGACCGTATCCTCGACCGCGATGAATCCAACCGTCCACGTTGTAGTGCTTGCTGGCGCGGTTGTGCCGTTGAAGCTCCACAAGTAGAAGTACAGCTCTACGTCATCGTCAGGAATATTCTCAATCCGACTTGCGCGAGTTGTAACAGTCGGCGCAGTGCTTGACGCTACAGTCGTATCTGACCAACTCACGTTGCGACCATCAATAAACATCTGAATTACATGCCCCGCCGATGCGGTTGTGTTGATCGTAGCCGTGGTGTCGCCAGAGTTCCATCCGCGCCGCTGCGCGTCAACCGCTGCATTGGTCGCAGTGGTGCCGGTGTAAAGCGTTCTAATGTAATTCCAGCCGAACAGGTCAACAGTACAAGAACCAGAGGCGGGCCAGCCAGCAACAGTAAAATTTATTGTGTCGGCGGTAGGAACTGAAGCAATAGCGTAACGCCCCGGAACTCCGTTAGCGCCGTTAATCGCTCCTACAAACATAAACTGACCTACGTTTTCAGCAGTAAATCCATGTGCGGTTTTTGTAACTGTAATACTGGTAGCTGAGTTAATTGTGCAAGATAACCCCTCACCAATCGAATCAGCCATCATCGCCACAAAGTTATTGTTAGCGATCCTCTGACTTAAAATGGTTTTAGCGCGTGCAGTAAAAGCACCCCGAAATGATTGTGTGCTTCGTGCTAGAAATTCACTGTTTGCCGTCGTGCCGGTCGTCACTAAGAGGTTGCTGGAACCCTGAGTGACGCCCTTTCCAGTGCCAAGTCGCCGCTGAGTGAGTTCAGTCGCCAAAAGGCTTGAACCGCTTGCAGCAAATCCAACCGACCAAACATCGCACGGCGCTTGACGAACAATGGCTCCAGCGTCGGACGCCAAGGGGTTAATGTCACGCACACGCATGGGAACGGTAGAATCTGCGAGACCATCAGTTATTTTGATTCGCTGATATTGAGCGCCGCTAATATCATCAGTGGCGACTGATTCCCCTGTTCCCGGCAAAATTACGTTATCTGACATATTTCACCTTATGCGCTATGCGTAATACTTCCAGCCGTCCACTCGACGGTCTGCCCCGATGTAATCGAGGTTGACGGGCTGATAATAATATCAGTGCCGGACGTTCCAACGGTCAGGCCAGTCACAATGTCCGTGCCTGAACTGTTCTTGAACCGCGCAATGACAGCAGTGCCAGTGTTTCCAGCAGTAGCGGTCTTGGTCAAGCCGGAAAACGACAAAACATCTCCGCTTACTGTGCCGCATGGGTCATTACACGTGAACGTAGCCAGCACCAAAGCATAGCCCGATGTGCATATTTCCAACGTACCAGCGCCAGTGCCAGAATCAATATCATCCCTAGCCGCAGTCATGCGCGTTGTTTTTAGTGACGCTCTGTAATTAACAGCCATATTTAATCCGTTTCTATTTCAATGACGCCAATCGCTCGACCATCTTGCCCACGCTCCACAATTTTACGCTTCGGCTTGTTCATTTTAGTGACCGCATCAGCCAACATTGCCACCGCTTGCGCCATGTTGTTTTGTTGGTCGCTCAATATGTTAGCGGCCTGGTCTGCCATCATTTTTACTTCGTCGCCAACTTTTTGTAAATGATTTTCGCCCTCGATTTGTACTGATACCGCTGGCTTTTCTGAGGCCTGCGCGGTCATTTGTGCAATTGTGATTTTAGTTTCAGCGTCGATCCTGGCTTTCATTTCTGCGCGTTCTGTTTCAGCCTGCTGGCGCATGATTTCGAGATTCTTGGCTTGTTCTGCTTTGAATTGCTCAATCTGCAAACTTGCTTGCAGCTTAGCTTGCTCGATTTGCCCTTGCGTTTGCATTTTTGCCTGCTCAATCTGCGCTTTAGTCTGTTCCGCTTGCGCCATAGCCTGCATTTTCATTTGCTCCGGGTCTGGCTGCGGTTCTGCCGGCGGCTTAGGTTCGTTTAGTTTTGCTAATGCAGAATCAAAAGCGGCTTCCATCGACCGCCCACCCTTAAATGCCCGAACGCCGAACATGAGCATCTCACCCATCAGCGGGGCAAGTTCCGGCACCTGTTGAGCAACGGGCAATACCCGCTCCATGAATGTGCCTACTGACGTTAGAAACTCCAAACGGTTCTGCTTTTCCGTGGCTTCGTCCATTTCGACTAAAGAATCTGCCGCGACTTCAATTCTGAAGCCCCTGGACGGCTCACTCTTTAGCAGCATTATTGCCTGTTCAGCGTATTGGGCATCCTGAGTGCCGCCGATACCTGACATTTCGTACAGTGTTTGTGGCGAGTAAAAGTCGCACATAATTTGTGCTTTTGTTCGCAAAATCTCAGAGGAAAACAAGGCTACCTCGGTTTGTAGTCGCCTCAATCTCAGACTTGCGTATTGGCTTTTGATCTGTTGCGCGGTAGCAGTTTCCGAGGCCATCGAAGCGCCTCGGATGATGTCTGACAGGCCGGTGATTTCATAAACGACCTGTTTGGCCTGCTCTCTGGCGTCGTAGCATTGCGCTAATGCTTGTAATACAGATTCTAGCGGCAGGAAGTCAACAACACCCTTTAGACCTCCTTTTTCTGCGAATGCCGCCCAAGTATCGACTGGTATCAATGTATTGTTGACGCCCTCGGACAGCATCCTTTGTACGCTCGGCTGGTTTGCGTCATACACTCCAACGACCTTGACAGCCTCGACTAGCATACCGATTCGATTGGTCAGCATGTCGATTTCTTGTGCCTGGTCTTGGTATAACGAAAAATCAGCAACAGGCACCAACGTGTCCGTGGTTTGTGTCGCAAACAAAGGCTTAGGACACGGCCAAAAGTTATCCAAGCCTAAAGGGTCGTCTTTAATGTCCAACGTCTTAGAGTGACCTTGAGCCACCCAATACACCATTTTCGACGTTTTACACCAGATTTCCCAGACTTCAGCCTTTTTCATGTCGTCCAGGTCTTCACTTTCAACGCCATTTTTTTGTAATTCGTCGAGGCCAATAGGCTCATGGACTAACGGTACTTGCTTGAAGTCTTCACCAAACCGCTTAATACCCTCCGCTCGGCTCATGTACACCCGGCGAGCAACCCACGTTACTTCGTCCCAGCTTCGCGCCGGTGAGTATCGAAAGTCTTTCCAGAATACATAATCAACCGGGGTGCATTCATATTTGTAAGCCATCGGCGTTACTTGCGCCTCGCCGCCTTCGACTCCGGGCGCGGCATCAATAGGCATTGCCTGTTCTTTTTCCTCAAAACGCACCCAGGTTACACCCCTGCCAGGCAGCAGTCGGTCAGTAATCGCTAATCTGATCGAGCTGTCAAAATCGCCGTAGTGGTCGATCTCGTACTGTAAACAGCGCTCAAGAATCACTGAAGCGGTACGTCCGACCGGGTCGGAGTCTTTCCAGCGCCTGGCAACTTCGGCGCGTGGCGTTTTCCCGTACAGTGCGGGTATCATGGTCTGGATATTCGACCACAATATATTAAAGCGCTTCCCGCTAGTAGCCCAGCCGGTGCGGTCGTCGCGGTATCTTTTTACTATCTTATCGCCGCGCTCGATAAATTTTTCATCTTCGCGCTTGGCAAGTTTTAGCTCTGCATTCCACTTTCGTGCAGCGTCAACCGGATTTATTGAAAGTGCATTCAAGGTACTATCTCCACCCTAACTGCGCCATTTGCTACCATTGGCGTGCCGTTCGAATATGTTGCTATTGCCCCGGTAGATACGCATAAAGCGCCGTCATTAGCGCGGGGAAGGCCGTTAGACCAGACTACACCTACCGGAAGGCCAGCAGTGGCGTCAAAGTATCGAATCTGACCGGCGTCAGTCATTAAAATACCGTTGGCATATTCGTCGCCACCAGTCGCAATTGCCCGGTTCAGGTCGCCGTTAGCCAAAATCCCGTTGATAAATGCGTCCGTTGGCTGTACAGCGCCAGTCCCAAGCCTTACGGTTTCGTTTGTAGATACAATAAAAACGCTCATTAGTACCTTTCTGTTCGTCGCGGTGTTTCGCGCCACAATTCATCCAGCGGTACGGGTATTATCCCATTATTTCCGGCTTTTATGTGAAAAATAGGCTCTTTTTCAGGTTTTTTCGGCTTGTTTTCCTTCCAACTCAAAGCCAGCATGCGGAAAGCGTCGGCGCAATGGCTAGATGAATCATGCCTCGGCTTCTCTCGAAATACCTTTTTGTCTTCGTCATATTCACGCTGATACTGTTTAAGTATTTCTACCGCATCGCCGCAATTTTCCCGATCAAACCACACGCGAGGCATCATAAAACGAACCGCTTGTATTCCGTCCTGAACACTTAGACTAGGCACAATTGCAAGCTTTCCAGCGCCACCGAGTAACGGAATCAGTTGCTCAATGATCGACCTGCCGCCGCTCGCCAGCGTCTTTGCCCTTGCGTCATGGGGCAGCCAGTGTTTTTCATATCTGTAGCCTCTGGTGTTTACCGCCTTCGCGTAGTCTTCAATAGAAAGCCCGGAGGCTGCGTAATAGTCTATGCAGTGTATTTCTGTATGCGTAACTTGATAAAACCATATCGCCGTATCGTCATGGTAGCCCAAGTCCCAGGCGGTATAAACCGGGATATTCGGGTCATATTCAACACTTGTAACGCGCCCGGCTTGTTCGCACTGCCGAAGCTCTTTGCCGTAGTACGCCCCAAGAATTGCCGCCTCGAATGAGCATTCAAACTCTTGTTCGTATTGATCTTCAGTCATTCCTTGCTTGGCGTCGGATAGCTCACTGGCGGGCAATATGCCCGACAGACTAGCTTTTACGCTGGCCGCATACCAAGAATCAGAGGCTTGTGCGGTGCGCCATATTTCATAAAATCCATTGTGACCTTTTGGGGTTCCGATGAATACCGCCCAGCCTTCCCGGTCAGCCAATAAGGGTCGGATAATCTCCCCCCAAACTCTTGGGCGCATATCTGCATATTCATCCAGTATCACCCCGTCCAGGTACAAACCACGCAATGAATCCGGGTTATCCGCTCCAAAAAGTCTGATTCTGGCTCCGTTCAGCAGTTCCACCCACAGCTCGGAAGCGTTAGCGTTTACCCTGACCGGCTCAGAAAACTTAAGCAGGTAATCCCAGGCTATGCTTTTGGCTTGTCGGTAAAACGGGGCAATGTAGGCATAACGTCCTTCTGCTTTACCGTCTAAAAATGCCCGGCGTATCAGATCGTTGATACACGCCACCGTTTTTCCGGCTCGCCGGTGTGCTACTAAACACGCCCAACGCTCAGTGCGCCGGTGGAATTTCTTGAAAGCATCCCGTGGTGAATATGGGATGATTATTTCACGGGCTAGTCCTGCGCCCATTTAATCACTGTTTGTAGCGGCTGTTTTTCGTCTCCGACCATCTCGGTTCTTGCCAGCTTTGGTATGTGATACTCAACTACGCTTTGAAATAGCTCGAATGCTTTGGCTGGGTTGGGCTTTATGTCATTTTCCGGGTCGCCGTTAGCTACTTGCATAAGCCATTGTTCAAGTTTTGAAGCATTATTTTCTACGAAAATAGCTATGGCTGCACGCGCTTCTGTCGTGACCTTGTTCGGCGTTCCAGCTATCCTGCCGCCGCTTTTCGGCAGTCCTTTAGGTTTTGCCATTTGTATCCAAAACTATTATAGATATTAACATTGCGCTTATTCTACACAATCGCAAAAATAGTGCAATAGTTTGAAAAATAACGCTTTTTTACTGTTTTTGCATTTTCTTGATTGTATCAATAATGCGCCGTTTTTCAATAAGTTGCTTTGCTTTCTTTTCCGCTTGCTCTTTTGTCATTCCGGCATCGTATTGCTTCATCGCAAATAAGCCCAGTGCAAGTTAGTACATCGCAAATCAGCCCCTCGCAAATCAGCCTCTCGCAAATCAGCGCTGTACAAATAAGCCCCTCGCAAATCAGCCCCTCGCAAATCAGCCTCTCGCAAATCAGCCCATTGCAAATAAGCCCCTTCTAAATCAGCCCCTTGTAACTTAGCCTCTCGCAAATCAGCGCCTTGTAACTTAGCCTCTCGCAAATCAGCGCTGTGCAAATCAGCCCCTCGCAAGTTAGCCCCTTGTAACTTAGCCTCTCGCAAGTTAGCCCCTACTAAAGTATTAAACTCTTTCTCTGTTCCGTCTAAAAACTTAATCCTATACATTTCGTTCTCTCCTGTTGTTTTACCGACAATATCTTTTGTCATGCGTTTTTCTCCGTTCGTTCTTTCCATAGTCTTTCCTGGGTTTCTAGCTCTAGTCTTTCTTTAGCTTTCCAGATCAAAACGCGCCTGAGATAACGACATATTGACTCCGCTTTTTCTGCTGCGCGTTCTGCTTCTTTCAAAGAATCATAATCTTTTTTTTCAAGCATTTCTGCCCATTGCTTGCCAAAATTGTGTCTTTCGGCGTTAATTTGATTTAAGTTTTCAGTCATTTCACGCTCTGCTTTGGCTTCTTCGTATTTACGCTTGTTTGAATTTATCCAATATCTTATTGCGTCCTTTTGCTCTTGCGTTTTCGCTAATTCGTCTTGTTCTAATCTACACCTCATTATCCAAGATGAATTGTAAAACTCAACTGAAAAATTTATGTCTTCAGTGTAGTAGCCTTTTGGGTTCGTTCTTTCCATAGTCTTTCCTGGGTTTCTAGCTCTAGTCTTTCTTTAGCTTCCCAGATCAAAGCAACTCTGAGATAACGACATATTGACTCCGCTTTTTCTGCTGCGCGTTCTGCTTCTTTCAAAGAATCATAATCTTTTTTTTCAAGCATTTCTGCCC